CTAGATCTAACCATGAAGTGCTAGGTTTCCCTAGCACACCCACCAGCCCTAGGCTGGATTTTGGGAGTCTCCTCCCGCGACGCCGGACGTCATAGCTATTTCATGAAGAAATATCCATGGCAACCGGGGTACCGCTGTTGTTCGCACTTTCTTAAGTTCAAGCCTTTCGGCGAAGGACTTAGTACGCTTAGAGGTTGAAACCCCTTCGTACAATGAGGTGCGATCCCATGTGGCGTTAAGCCAGTGGAAATAACCGCCAAGACCAGTGTCTACAGATCGTCTCTTTTCCGAGAGGCGAAATGCCGGACAGTCGTAACTGACAAGCTGGTACTTGAAGGAGAGATCCCCACCACCCCAAAAGATAGACGGGATATGGCACTTAAGCCATAGCCAGATTTCCTCAACCGCTAGGTCGAGAATTTCTGTACGTCGCCAAGAGTTAGGGTCCAAGGACCGTAACTTATTGACAGAATCAGATTCTCCCCATTTACGTAGCTTATTGGCCACGTCGATGAGTTGATCTAATCTTTCAATAGGCTCCCGAATATAGAAAGGAGTTATATCGAAACCATTCCAGTAATGACCGCCACATGATTCTCTATAAGGACCTTCAATGCAGGATTTATCAACATTCGTTGAGAAACCAAAGTACTGAAGGACCCAAATGAGGTCATGTGACATATTTGCTGGGCAAATAATATCATCACCGTAGACGGAGACGACACCACGAGTTCCCGTAAAATAGGCAGTAGCTTTCGTAAGAGTGTAGAAGAGAAGACTCTCTAACTCAAACGTAAAGCCATTTCCCATTGAAGAGAACATGTGGTTCCGATGTTCCTCACCATCGATGATGGTGACACGACACCGTAAGGCGTCGAGCAAGGTGAACCAGCACTCGGGGAGTAAAAGGGCTACAAGACCCTCAGAGACTGAGTCACTCGCACTGGATAAATCCAGTGTAACGAGAGACCCATTCTCAGACCCCTTCCGAGCCAATGACTGATTTATAGATTGGTCATTGAGGTTTATGCCGGAACGGCGAAGTTGACTACGGAAATAGTCACCAACGCCCTTTTGCATGAACATGTTCAGATCGGGTTCCTTGCAGGCAACCCGATCTATATCGGTTTTCTTGGGAACGGTAAACAACACGTTGCCGCGTACCATTTTCACAGAAAATGGTTCTGCTAGCCCTAACCACCCCGGCATCTCATCGACGATTGTCGAGAAGAAACCGAGAGCGGAAGGGGTGACGTGTGCTTCTCCGACGTACTTGGAGCTCGGTGAACTCCGCATACGCGATCGACTCGTTGACGCACCACCCGAAAAGGTTCCAATTAAGGAATCGATCGGGGGAGTGTCCCCAATGATGTCACGAATGAAATCACGACACCAACTAACGAAACGATTGAACGTTACTCGCGGAAGGAGATTGTATTCTTCCGACGTTATGAGTAAACGCTCATTTGTCGCTTCGTTCTCACGTTCCGTTGCGAGCCATTTATTGATGGCACGGATCCTCCTTACCTCAGGAGGATCGGTCTCGTGAGAAACGTACTTACTTAGGAACTCCCGCTTCAGGTAGTCGGCTTTCACCGACGGCGGGAGATTTTGTATCCTGAGTACGAGTTGGTTGGTCAAGTCTGTCGGAATAACCGTATCGCGCAAGCGCGATATTGGTCGATTGTCCTTCATGTGGTTCTCCAATCATGAACCGAGTCTGACTACTGTCAGCCCGGAAGAAGAAGGCGAGTAGCACGATCGTGAGAGCGACGATTGCTAAAGCAGCAATCACCGTAATCAAGAAAGTCCTAGACGTCTCTCCAAGGTGGGCAGCCAAGGGAAATATCCCTTAGAACGGTGCCGAGAGATCCTCGACGAGCGGCTGAATCTGATTCGTGTTCGCAAGAAGCGAACTCAGATAAGCCAACGCGTCTTGGCGCTCTGCGGTACTGGAAGTCTGATCGAACGTCATGGTAACATCGGCATAAGCCGTACGAACCACTTGTGGACGAGTCACACCGCCAACCGTCGTGTCCTGCACGATCGGAAGGGCGACCTTCAAGGTCACCTTCCGTCGATTAGCACCCGACGTACGAGTGATGGCATAAGACACAGTCTTATCGCCAACTGGCACCCCCGACGAATTGACGAGAGTCGCGACGCCATTCACGATATCCCTTGGGGAAAACGTGTGATCGGCCGCTGCATGGTCTTTGAGGACCATGGAAGTGAACGAAGGCATATATTCTGTCTTTCGATTTACCGTAGAATTCTATTTACGGTAGCCGATCTGGTCCTTGGAATACCCAAGCACGTCGTCAAACGTGAAGATAGGGACCTATTAAAGTACGGTCCGTCTCTTAAACCAGCTGTCGAACCAACGCTAGTGCGTTTAAGGCTCGTTCCGTTCTGTACGGAGTCGGGTTAGCGTACAAGCGAGGTAACGGAAGACTCGCATGACACTGGCGATGGAAGGAGAATCCCATTTCTTGGTAATCTCCTCCATTACTCACATAACCTGAATCAGGATAGTCAACGATATGATATATCGAGAGATTATCATGAGTTTGGGACGATGTGAACCCAGTACAGTCAGAGAGGCCTAATCCTGCGGTGCAAGCTTGGAGCGTTTGTCCGACTGGAATAAACCAGTCAAGAGCGAAACTCCAGGGAACAAGTTCCCACGCTATAGACACAGGATTAGCGAGACCCGCCTGGTTAAGAAGGTGAAGCTCGGGATTTGTTAAATTCCCGGACAAGAACGTCCTATGAGAAGACGTTGCAGATCCGTGATGTTGCCATTTCCCAGCCCAAAGGAAGGAGACTTCATTAGAAGATCTCCCACCACCCTTAGCGGTTACAACCGCTGGGGCCTTCAAGTAACCATGGACAGCTTGCTGAAGCTCATAGATGTCGGACGCCAACGGTTTCCAACCGTAGGAATACTCCAACCATAAGTCAGCAGCAGTCTTTTGGGCATCGCGCAAGTTCTTTAACCCACTGAAGAGGGATGAGAAGTCTTTATTCTTAAAAGCTTTAAGAATTTTGCCTCCTCGCTCAACAGCGTGAGAGAACTCGTCGATAGTCTTCCTAGCCTGCCCTAAATTCTCACCCCAATTTGACGAATTGGAGGCGAGATTATTCAGAGCACTGGTTATGCTTTGATCCTTCCCATTGTCGTATCCAGGATCTGGAACGACATATGCACCCAAAGTCTGATAATTCGAGATGTGGTCATCCCACACCAAGTTAATCGTCAGACTAGGGTCGGGAGGGGTACCAGCTGTCGAATACCGACGTAATTGCATTGGGCTGTTATTAGTGACCTTCCGAATAGACCTGGACCAGTCGGTACAACCGGCGTATCCAGGTGTCGGAAACCACTTAAGACAATCTTCTGCAATATACGAATGGTAGTAGATCAGTTCAGTACCAAACCAACCATAGTATTGACCAGATTGAAACCCGGAAACACCCTCATAACGACGGTGTTCACCAGGTTCATTGGTAAATGCTGCCAGGGACATCGAATCCTCATTTATGCTAAGCGACTAGGTCGCCAAGCAACAGGATTCATTGTGCCTGATACCGAATGGACTGAGATGTCCGATCAGAAAAGGAGAGTTCTTCTTTCGAAGAAAATTCCTTAATGATAAGACAAAACAGACCCAACTCGTCATCGGTACACAAAGAACTAACCTTGTCAAGCTCGCTTTGAAGCTCCTCAGCAGAGTATTGATATTTGCTGAATAGAGCTTTAAGAAAGGGTTTATCGTCACCGAATAAACGGAGCGAATAAAGATCCTTTCTCGCTTTCTTGACAACGTTCACCAAAACATTACGTCTTGGATTCCGCCTGGAGGGGTTCACTATGGCCCCAACCAGCCAGGACAGTCGTTGTCCGTCCGGTGAAGGACGAACGTCAAGAGTATCTGACGTAGATTGAGGCATTGAGTGTCTCCAGTAAGGTCCCGGCTATGCCGACCTGTGGTGAATCATCGGATGATGATCCACAGACCCGACTCTCCTTACGGGGAGT